GCGGTCGGTCACCGCGCCGCGCAGCTCGGCCGCCGCCTGGTAGTTGAGGTACGTCTCCTTGACCGACTTGGCCTCGATCAGGTCGGCCCAGTAGCCGTCGGAGCACAGGACGCCGACGCTGCTGAAGGTCACGCCGTCGAGCGCGGCCTCGATGGGCAGGCTGATCTTGTTGAAGATCTCCTGACGCAGCTTGGTGCTGTCGCTCTGCACGGCGATCACCACGCCCGAAGCGGCGCCGCCGAACTCCGAAGAGGCGGGCGAGAGAAGGCAGTTCATGCGCAGCTTCTCGTGCGTGCGGTCGGCGTGCCGGCGCAGTTTGGCCACTAGGCGGGCCCGGCGGTCCTCGATCACTTCCCTCGGCGCGGTCACGCCGGCGCCGCGCATGTTGAGAACCTCGTCGGCCATCACCGCGCCCTGATCCCCGAAGGTCTGGGTCGTGAACGTCGCGACAGAGCGCTTGTCCAGATTGGTCGTGGTGCGCGGAGCGCCGCGAGCGATGGCAGTCAGCACCTTGCCGGTGTCCTTGGCCTCGATCTCGATGGCCAGGGTCGTGCTGGTCAGACCGACGGTCTCGAAGATGCCCAGCTCACCCAGCATGCCGGGCTGATAAGGGGCCTGCGCCAGGACGCGCAGGAGTTCCTCGCGGTTGAAATAGTCGCGGAAGATGTCCATTCTTGCTCTCCTTCTTCAGCCGCGATCAGCGCGGGATGATGGTCGCGGCCCGCAGATCGGCCAGGCCGGCAGTGATGCCGGTGCTGTCGTTCGACCCCCAGGCCAGGGCGTCCGTTTTGACCACCGCCAGACGGGCGACGATCGTGGCCTTCGCATCGGCAGCAGAGGCGTCGACGTCATAGGCCAGCACCGCACGGGCGACCTCGGTGCCGTTGCTGGCGCCGTTGTCGTAGTGGCTGTATTTGCCGCCAGAAGTGATGATGCCCAGCACGCGGCCGGCCTTCAGCGCGCCAGCGCCAGAGGCAACGGTGACTTCTTCCAGTGAGTAGGACGGGTGTGGCATCCACTGCAGGAACTCCAGCGGGCGGGCCGGTTCGTTGTAAATCGCCATGTCGGCTCTCCTTCAGGATGTGGGCGGCGCCCGGGTTACTTCTTGGCCTGGCCGCCGCTGGCGACCTGGGCAGCGATCTGTGCCTGCAGCTCGGCCACACTCGGGGCGTTGCCGTCAGCGCCGGTGCTCGACGCGGCGCGCTCGCCGTATTCGACGACCTTCGGGCCCTGCTCGATCTGCAGGAGGTAGGCCTCGCGCTGGCTGACCTTCTTGGCCTTGTCGCCTTCGCCGAAGTCGATCACCGCCTCGCCGTCGACCAGGCCGACAGCGAAGTCGATCGCCTGCTTGCGCTGGGCTGGCAGGAGTCGGCCTTCCTTGATGGCGGCATCGACGCGGGCCTCGATCGCGGTGCGCGCGGCCTTGGCCTCGGCTTCCTTGACCTTGGCCTCGCGGGCAGCCATGCTGGCCTCGCGCTCGCTGAAATCGGCGGGCTTGGCGTTGGCCAGGGCCGCGTCGCGCTCGGCGGTGAGCTTGGCGACCTGCGCCTGCAGTTCTGCGATCGTCATATAGTCTTCCTCGGAAAAAGCCGGCATCACCTGGCCGGCGGGATTTGTTGGGTTCGTCTCGGCCGACAGTGCCTTGTCGGCGGTCGCCTGCAGCTCATCGAGGTGCCAGTTCGGGATCAGCTTGTCGGCTGTCTCGATGCCTTCTTTGCCGATGATCCATTCGCGCAGGGCACGCATGATCGAAGACACCGATCGCCAGACGAAGCGGTCATAGTCGGCAAACTCGACGACGCCAGCTTCCTCGCTGAAGTTCACATCGCGCAGGCCCTTCACGGCCGGCGGCTGTGCGCCGAGGAAGGCGACGTGCCGCAGGTAGAGCGTGCCGGGCTTTGGATTGGCCGGGCTGTCGGGCAGATACCACGACGCCGAGCGCTTCTTGAAGCGGCCGGCCGCGACCATCTCTGAGAAGTCAGCATCGACCTGGGCGGGATCTATCTCGATCTCGCCGGTGTCCTCGTTGAAGGACATGGCGCCAACCCAGCCATAAGCCGGGGCGTTGTCCTTCGGGTGCCCGACGACGATCGGCGCCTCGTGCAGCGCCGGGTCATAGTATTTCACGGCCGCGCGCAGCGCATCCTCGCTGAAATCCAGCGTGGCGCCATTGCTGGCCGTATGCCGGCCTTTGCGGAAGATCGGGAACCGCTTCATGAGCGCGGACTGTATGCACAGTGAATCCGGCTTTGCAGGTGCAAATATCTGCCGTGTCAAGCCCAGCGGGTGAATACCCTACCCCCACGTTCTAGGTGTTCCCTACTGCGCAGGGTGCGATACAGTTCAGACATCGCAACACGCAACCCGGAGCACACGACATGGCCAACTTCACCATCCAGTCCCGCAACTTTGGCGAGGTCACCTTCGCCTGCCGCGATGAAGGCGGATACGTCCGCGTGTATGGCGCCGACATTGGCACCCGCGACGGAAAACAGCCGTGCGAAGGTGGCGGTTTCACCGGCAACACGCTGACTGCCAACGAGAAGACGCTGGAGAAGATGGCGCGCCGCTGGTGGCGTCAGTTCCTGGCTGGCCAGCGCGAGTTCGCTTGAACCATGAGCCCCCTCGACGAATGGCTCTGAGCCAACACCCCAAAGCCTGGCCCTTCCCCACCTACAAAGGCCAGCCGTACCGCAAGCCGCGCACCCCGCGGCCCAAACCCACAACCCCGCCGGGCCCGCCGGCCCCGTTCTGAAGGAGCACACAGTGATGATTGCAAACCTGATCAAGCCCGCGACGCACGCCGTCGCAGGCACCGACGCCAACGGTGTCACTTGGTACTGCACCGGCCGCGCCGGTGCGGCATGGGTGTCACGCGACCCGAAGGATGCCTTTGTCGGCTGGTACGAGTCCGGCGCCACGCTGAAGGCCGAGCGGCTGAACAGCATCAAGGCCCTGCATGGCCTGAACTTCCGCGCCATCGAAGGGAGTGCACTGTGAACAGCGAAGCACTGCACACCGAATTCTTGCTGGCACGCGACGGCTGGATCGACCGCGGCCGCTTCGCGGCCGAGATGCAGGCGATCTGCGACGACATCAAGGCCCGCAACAGCGCCAAGGCCGCGGCCATCCAGCAGCGGCAGCCGGTGCAGCGCGATCTGGCCCAGGTGCGCGCCGAATACGAGCGCGAGCTGGTCGGCTTCGATCCGACCTACATCTGGTCGGAATACCACAGCGAATACAAGAAGCACGAGGCGACCTTCAAGCGCATCTGCGCCCTCTCCGACGAAATCGACAGGCTGTCCAAATGAAAGACGAGATCATCAGAACCGCAAAAAGCGCGGCCCTGGCCTTTGTGATGGGCGCCGCAATCGCCGCCGCCCTCGTTTTCGGGTGGCCGGCGTGATCGTCAGCGCCCGCAAGCGAGCCCGCCAGGCCGCGCACGCCCTGCTTGATCGCGCCAAAGCTGGCGAGCCCGTGATGGCATCGCAGATTGTTCAGGCGCTGCGCACCACCGGAGACCTCAAACAGGTCGCACACGCCGTGCAGATCAACACGCCGGCCGGTGCCTGGGAGCGCAAACACGCCGCCCTGATGCGCCCGGCATCATGGTTTGACCCTATTCACTGACGCCGCAAGCTGCTGCACATTCAACCCCTGAGGATGCCCCTGTGAAACCAGTAACCCGCGCTCGCATTAGACATGCTGCATTCGTGGCTTGTTCGGTGCTAGTTGTCTTGGCCGCTTACGTGGTGGCCGAGCTATGAGCTTCCCGAGCATGGCCGGCCGCGATGCCGTTGAAGATCTCCGCGTTCTGATGTCTGAGCACAAGCTCACGCAAGGCAATGTGGCCGAGATGGCATGCGTCAGCATCAAGACCGTCGAGAGCTGGCTGGCCAGCAGCGATGCCGCCTCACACCGCAAGATGCCAGCCAGGCACCTGCGCGTGATCCGCTATGCACTCCCGCAACACCTGGCCGCCACGCGCGGCAGAAAGAACGCCAAATGAGCGACACCAGCACGCCGATTGAAGCCAGAGACTTATTCAACGCAGCGCGCCACGCCGAGATCGTGATTGAGAAAGAGCTCGGCAAGCTGCTGGCCATGGCTGACGGTCTTGCGCAAGACATTCGACTGGAGATCACGAGAGAGCACCTTAAAAGGCATGGCGAAAGAACGCCAAAAATCACAAACTTGAGCGTGAAGATCGTTGTGGAGATCTGACCATGAGCGCCAAGCAATCCAAGCGAGCCCGTTTCGCTCACCGCCAGCGTGTGTGGCGCCTGGTGGCCTGCATCAAGCGCAGGAACAGCGGGCGCCCCGGCTTTGTCGGCGCGTGCATCCGCTTGACCATCACAGACGAGTACGGTAACAGCAAAAACTTCGGAAGCGGAGCCATGTTTCTTGAGACCACGGACGCGACGACCATCACTGACACCGCACGTCGCAGGATCATCACCAGCATCACCAGAGACTGACCAATCATGTGGATCTTCACCAGCAATGCATTCGTGTCGATCGTCGAGCACCGCGACGACCCGGCGAAGCTCATCGTCCGTGGCCGCTTCAAGGGCGACGTTGACAGCTTCCTGGGCGCCCCGATTGAGATTGAGACGCCAGACGACGCCGATTACCGCTTCCGTGCTACAGCCAAGCGCGACGATGTCGAGGCCGCGATCCAGCGTGCCGCCAAGGCGAACA